GCCCTTTTGATCAATCTGAATTTCATCGACCGAACGGATATCCCATGTCTCAGGAAGACCTTGACCTTGACGCTCTGGAATTTGAACAAGGTAGCACTCGCCAGCTACTGCAAGGTTGAGTGCTGCGTCACGGAGAAGACCAGCCTGACCACCGTATGCTGAGTCAAGACGAACGATGGCACGCTCTGCTGCTGAGGCAAGACGCTCATCAAGAAGCGGGTTATTGCGAACTGGGAATGGAGGCTCTGCAGGATTATCAATTACTGCTGCAAAGATACGAATACGAGATATTACTGAGCCAACTAGGCTAAAGGCATATTTAATTTCACCGATTGCATCGTAGTATTCCCACGCCTCAGACTGCCAGGCGTTTGAACCTGAAGTGCGACGACTACGAAATTGCTCGGCCTCGCCTTTATCATTGAGACGAAGCTGCGTTGCTGCTGCAGTAAGTCCGCGAGGAGCTGAGTACGCAACGGGTGATGCAAAACCAGGAATGGTTGCTATTGAGCTGAGTGAAAGAGCAGGTGAGTTAATTGCACGACGAGTAGCTGCTGCCGACCTAGGGCGCTGTGATCTGTTGCCGCTTGAATCGCGACTAAATACTGCCACTTATTACTCCTCGTCCTTGTTAACGGAATAGCTGGGCATTACTTTTCCAGCCACGCGGTTATTACTCCTGCGGCGGCAGATAGCGCAAAAACAGCGCACACGGCAATCGTAGGTATGGGTACTATAATATAGGAAACTATAACTAGTGATGAGACCCAAAATGACACACACCAGTAACAGGTTAGTAAATATCCAATCCCTCCGTCAGCTGGCTTATACTTCTTCCAGACCTTCTTACGGAACTTCTCAAGAACTGTGTCCTCGATAATAAGACGGCTAGCACGGTAGACTGCAAGCGCGAGTATGATGAAATTGCCAAAGGCTATTTCCATTGTTATTCCTTTCATTCGGTTGGATCTTGGTCTGAGTACACGTGGCGATACGGATTCCACGAGCGTAAACGTGAACCGCAACCGCAGTTCTCGTCCTTCTTATAGGCGAGCATCTTGCCCGTCTCGGTGAGGATATAGGAATCCTCGGTTCGTACATTTGACTTGTGATGTTCGGTGTACCGTTCACGGAAGATAATCATTGGCCCTTCGTTACCGTCTACCGCAACCATTACCACCTCGTCGGTCACAACGATACGAGCCTTTGTTACCTGATAGGCACCAACGGTAATTGGCGCAGACTTAAGATCCTGCAGCGTAGGAACGAGGTCTGGCTGGGCAACTCCAACAAACGCTGGAAATACGTCTTGTAGTATTTTCATTTACCTAGCCTTCTTGCCATTGCGCGATATGTAACGCCTGCCGCCTCGGCAAGCTCGCGAACTGGAACGTTTGACTCGTAAAGACGAGTGCAAATAGCTGTAAGTTCTTCATTGGCAGTTGCCTGTGGGGAGAACCCTGTCATCTTTGAACGGTAGCGACGAGCCAGCGGAGACAACTGCTCGATACGTGTGCGTTCTGCTTCACTTATTCCTGGAGAGACTGGGCGTCGTGATACGTAACCGCGAGGTCCTGTCTTAAGCTTAGGCAGAGGGACCGGTACATCGAGAGGAGAATGCTCATGTTTACGGGCAACCCAAAACTTAACTGTAGAACGTCTACGCGGAGGATTACACGCGTTACCTATACTTTGAAGAGGCCAACCTGCCTCGAACAACTGTCCTACGCGGGTGTAGAACTCCTTGTGAAATAGAGTAGAAAGAAGCTGAACCTCAGACGCTGGTAGTTCCTGCTTACGTGCGGGACGACGCTTCTCTTCCATAACGTACACGATAACATGTTGTGTACACTAGCGAACTTTAAAAACACCGCCAGTTCTATCGCTTGGAATCTTGCGACCTGCCATAGAGCGCGCGGTGATCTTTCCACCAACAAAACCAGCAGGAGGTTTAATGAGGAGCGCGGTTAATGCGTGTACCAAAGCGTCAACGCGGTCTGGAGACTTACCTTCGCCAGGAATCCACGAGATCATCTGGCTCTCTAAGTCTGCAAGATAGTTAACGTGATGAACACGGCCTTGCTCGTATGCGAGCGTGATCGGCTCTGCACGTAAAGCCTTGCCATACTTGGAGTGAACCTCTAAAACCTTAATGCTTGGATCAATGGTGTTAATTGCGTTGCGAACGAGCGCACCACCTTGGTTAACTTCCGCGACCACAGGGCAACCCCACTTGCGTGCCATTTGAACTACCTTGTTTGCCCACACGTCAGGAGAGCCGTGAACGGTTGCGTCCTCAAGTACCCACGAGTTGCGCTTATACAAATCGCGCTCGCCAGTTGACGCACAAACAACAATTCCACATTCATCCCGAGGATTCTCTGCAACCGACGGGTCAACGGCAACAACACGTAATGGTGTTCCCATTGGAAGTTGCGACTCACGATTACGGTCAATAAGATCTGGTGTCCAGAGCGCACCCTCTACGTCCGAGAGCATCTCGCCGTATAGTTCCTGCTGTGCTAGCCGAGTTCCTTCATATACGCCCTTGATGGCGTCTAGATAAGCGTTAGACAGGTTTCCCTGGTTATCCATAGTCGAACCACGGGTAATGATAACCTTTCCAGTTTTTTCAGCCTCGGCCATTAGTTGATAAAGAAGAGGAACTCTCTTTGGAGTTGTAGTAACGACGATCTTAGGATTAGATCCAAGACGTGTACCAACACGTAAGTTATCAAACGCGGTCATACCTGCCGCGTCAGGAGTTTGACGCCAGGCGGCAACCTCGTCACCCCAGGCGTGTGTAAATTGCGGACCACGAAGTGAATCCGGCTCATCTGCGGTGAAACATGTAGCCGTGTTTCCATTTGGCCAAGTTAATCTTCTCTTTGACGGTTCATACAGCGGGCGCTCACTTGGAGGCGTCACGTTGATGATACCTGACTCGCCTTCGACGATAACGTCACGAACGTCAGCGGCAGTACGAGCAACAAGCGCAAAACGTATCTGTCCCTTGTTTGTGTACTTTGCTTCTTCTCTTATCCACTCCGCGGCGGTGCGAGTCTTTCCAGCACCGCGGCCTGCAAGATAAAGCCAGATGTTCCAGTCATCGCCTTCAGGGCGTTGCTGCTCGGGACGACCCCAAAACGACCAGTCCCACTGTAAGCGCTCAGGATCAAATCCTTGAAGCGCCATAGCCTTTTGCTCGGGAGATAGTTTGGCGATTCTTTCTGCCATTGACTCTGCCATGTTACTACCTTATTCTGTAGGACGAAGGTTGATGCGATTTTCTTCTAGGATTGGAGTGTACGCCTTTGACGCACCTGAAACAGGAGCCTTGTATCCGTAACGTGCAAGACGAAAACGAAGAGCGCCGTGCGTAACGCCAAGACGCTTTGCAAGACGATACAGAGTTACACCCTCAACAGTGTGGGCATAGTTAACCAACCAGGTGTACTCCTCAGCCTCCTTGCGATAAGCCTTTCCATATGAACGTACCTGTTGTGCATACGGTTGAAGCTCAAGTAGACGCTTTAGCGTTTCCTCGGATGGTTCAACAAACTGCGGTGAAGATTTCTCAATGATCTTTGGCGGCTCAGGAATTGGATACCCATTTGCGGCGACACGAATAGCCTCACCCATCGGGACGGCAACTGCAATCTGACGAATACGCTCACGGGTGACCCCAACGGCAATGCCAATTGAGTCAAGTGTCCAGCCGCGCTCGCGAAGTGCCTTTATGTAGGCGTTGCGCTCGAGCTCATTACTAGTGGTTCTAGCAGAGAGCGAGGTGAAGGTGTCAAGTACCTCCTGTGGAAGAACGTGACCTTGCTTAGTATGTTTTGTCATGTGTATATTATAACATGTTATCGTGCGCTTTAGAACCAGGGCGGAATACTTATGTACTGAGGAGTAATAAATAGTACGTTAAGGCTAATTGCCTTGGGCGTGAGAGACCGAGGTTGTATACGGGAGAAGTCTCTCCAAGTGTCTCCAACATTTTTTTCTGTGAAAGATCTTTCTGCTAAGAAGTGGGAGAAATGGAAGCAGAGGCAGGCAGGTGCCTGTCCTTCATAAGTTTTTGTAGCAAAAAGGCTGTAAAGTACTATGGATAAATAATGTGTAGATATACCTGTCTACACTATCTATAAGTAGTTTATATTTATTTTTATAGTTGTAGTGTCTATGTCTTATGTGTAGACAGATGAAGCTAGCGAGCTAGAGGCTAGCAGCTAGCAGACAAAACATCTGAGTGGAAGTTAGCTTACCTACGAGTAACGAGCAGACCTGCCAGCCTTTGTGTTGCGAGCTAGCCTACAGGCTGAGC